TGAATGTTCCTTGTCGCCTACACGAATTCGCATCCGCACTATTCCGACGCCGTCGACGAGCTTCCCCAAGAACCACTGCTCCGCCTCGACGACGATTGGTTTCTTTCTGAACTTGGCCATCAATCCGGCACCTTCCGCTTGTGCGCGATCTGCCAATCTTCCATCCGGTCGGCGAGCCTACGTGCCTCGTCGACCTTCTCCCGCGGGGAGCCCTCGACGGCCGCGCGGTACGCCCACTCACGCACGATCTCGGGCGCGAGCATGTCCTGGGCGCGAAGGACGAAGATCGGCTCGTCCGGTGCGGCCTTCTCGTAACACGAATCACCTTGTTCTTTGGTTGCCATTGCTTTTCCTTTCCACGAGCGGCGTCTGAGCAGGACCGGCAAACGGAGCCGGGAGGGGGATGGAGATCCGCCTGCCGGGCCTGCTCAGAGGTCGCGCATCTCTTTGCCTTCTGGCTGCAAACCTAAAAATCGCAGTATCTCCATGGCGCAGGCAGGTGCGTTCCGGAAAATCTCAGCGCCAGTGAAGCGGAGTACGCCCCATCCCTCAAGTTGCATGTCTCGGTCCCGCTTCTTGTCACGCGCCGCCTGCTCTTTCGTTTTCTCGTGGAAATCGTGCCCATCGCATTCGACGACCACTTTGCGGCTCGGTGCCATCACGACGAAATCGGCGCGATAGCGCCCGCCACAGATCGCTTCCTGTTGTTTTAGCGCGACAGTCGGCGGGAGAACGGCACGGAGCGCCACAAGCATCTGCTCTTCGATGGGCGACTCGCTCCGGGTGGCAACGGTGGGTGGGCCGAAGAACCGCTCGAATGCCTCACGTGGTGAGTTGTCTGGCACGCAGCCGCCGCACCCACCCATCGGGAACCACAGATCCGGATGGTCGTACGCGCCGCCGACTTTAACCTTTTTTCCTAGCCCTACGGCGTACCCCATTTCCCACAAGGTCCCGTACGCGGTCGGATCGTCTAGCCAAGCGAAAACGCAATCGCAGCTTCGGATAGCGTCCATGCACTTGTCGATGATGTTCTTCCTACGCTCCGGATTCGGGTGAAAGCCGCTGTGATGTCCGGGGTCGTAGAACACGTCTTGATCGCCGTGAGTGTCATCAACATAGTCGTGGCGCTTCCCACCAGAGCAGAAAGGGCCCACGTATATGTGCTTATCACCCCAGAACTCGAATTGACTTTCGCGCCACGTGTCGCTCCAACCGTCTCTCTCGTCGGCTGCGACGCAGTACCGACGCACAATTTCGTACCGCCAGTCTTCAGCCGCGATCTTCCCGGCCATGTAGATGTTCATCCGAAATCGCTCCACCGTTCGCCGACTTTCAAATCGATCGGCATCACGAATTGCCTCGCGCCATCCTCGACGCGCAGGCTAGTGCCCCAACCATTCGCCGGGATTATGACAGGCTCTTCCCACGTCCGTTTCACCAGATCCTTGACGCGATCGATGTGCTTGTTTGGAACCTCCATGATGGCAGCGTCGTGGATCTGGGCGACTACGCCGCCTCCTTTCGGGAGTTGAGTCGCGATCGATGGGAGCCGTACGTTCATGAGGGACGCGATGCCCCCCTGAATCGGTCGGTTGGCGACGTCGGGGAAGCCCGAGTGCCAACCGAGCCACGAGATCCGCCCAGAGAGCGTGCATCGGAGATAGCCGTTCTGATCTACCCAGCGTTTGTTCCGCTCCACGTAGCGATAATATTCGCTGCACGTGTCGCGCACCATGTCTTGAAGCTGCACGACGTCGCGCATCTCTACCGGGAGGCCCTTCGAGCGCACGAAGCCGAACAGGGTCGATGCTTCTGCGTAGTAGATGCAACCGAAGATGCAGTTCTTCTCGGTGTCGCGGAAGGGTTTGCCGGCACCCTTCGGGTCGCGGCCGATGAGCTCCGCTTCGGACGGGAAAAGGAGCTTCGCCATCGCGGTGTGAACGTCACCGGACTCGCAGGCCGCGATGAACGTCTTGTCCCCGGAGAGATAGGCTGCGAACCGAAGTTCGGCCTGCGAGAGATCGAAGTAGATGAGCTTATAGCCAGGCTTTGCGACGTATAGTTCACGCACGCGTGTCTCGAGTACGATCGACTTGTCCTTCAGGTACTCGGCGCGCGGGCACGACTGCAAACGGCACGAGTACCGGCCACTCGCTGCGCCGTAGCTACGCCAGTTGAAATGTGCTCGGCTGACCATCGGCGCTTTCTTGCTCGTACGATCGAGTACTTGTGAGTCGATGTATGTGCCCTTGATCTTCACGGCGCCCCGCCATTGAAGGAGCAGATCCGAAAACCGTCCCGCCCGCGTAGGACTTCCTTTCAACCTCTCGAGCGTCGTGCTCGACGTCGAGGGTAGCCCCGTGTCGGTCGGATCGGCCGCTGCGAGCGGCGCCCTGAGCGTCGTGAAGAGCGCTCGGCGGACTTCCGACAATTGCATCGGATGGAAGTTTGGTCTCCTCAAAAGAGTCCGCATCTTGTCGAGCAGCACGGCCTCCTTCTCGACGATGCCGTCGCGGAGCCACTTGCGCCGCTCTAGATCGACGCCGAGCCCGGCGATGATCATGCCGCGACAAAGCCGAGCGTTCTCCTTGTCGATCTCGTAGACCGCGCGCTCCGATTCGAGATCCGCTTTCATCGCCCGGCGGGTACGGGCTTGGATGCGCGCGTCGGCCGCGTTGTAGAGACAGAGCTCATCTCCGGAGAGCTTCTCGGGCGGGAGCCCTTTCTCGGTCGCGCCGCCAGATCCCTTCTTGAACGTCACCTTCCACGGCCCTGCGTCGACGAATACGCTCGCGACGTGCGAGAGCCGTTGCGGCAGGTGGCTCGCGAACGTGTGGTGAGCGATAAGCGTATCTTCGAGCTTGTCCTCGATGGGCTGGAAGGGCACGTCGTACCGATCGAGCACGATCTGGTCGAAGTTGTATCCGTTGTGCATGCCGATGCTCTTCGACCTCTTGAGCAGCGCGTTCAAGAGCGGCGCGTGAGTTTTGCGCCAGGGCCAAATCACGACCGTATGGTCGCCGTCGGAGATCCCGACACAGAGGAGACGATTGCGGAGAGGATCGGCGCCATCCTTGCCGCCCTCCGAACTCGCGCCTGTTTCGACGTCCACGTCGATGTCTGGCTTTAGCTTGCGTAGCTCGCGTCGGATCTCGTCCCGCTTCGAGACAACGACATAGGGGCCGTTCTCGAGCAGATCTTCGTGTTTCAGGTCGCCGCGGAGCCACCTGGCGATGCGGTCGAGATCGATCTTCAAGATCGGGAGCCACGTGTCGGATCGGAGCACGAACGCAGGGTGCACAGTCGGGAGCACTGTCCTGCCGGCGAGCTTGCTGCGTCCTTCGTAAATCTGCGCTTTCAAGTGGAGCTTTTTCCACTTAGGCGCCCCCTTGCTCTTGGCCTTGTCGGCGTCCTTCCAGACCTGCGTCGTGTCGACCTCTCTGGCAGTCCAGACAAATCCACGGGCATGCATGATGCTACGCACTCCGAGTACGGAGAGCGTGGACGACTTCCCGAGAGTCACGATGGGGATCTTCGGATCCAGGCGCGCGAGTTCTTTCAATAATCTCGGAGCGCAGCAAACAGCCGCTTCGTCGTTCTCCCTGTCGATGTTGCTCCGACAGAGCGCCGCGTTCTGTAGAAAAGCCTCGCGCATGTCGATGTCGACTTCACGGCACAACCCTCTGAGAAACACTCCCGTCTGTCCGATGAATGGAACCCCGTGGATCTCTTCCTTACGGCCCGGCGCCTCACCGACGAAGACGATCCTCGTCGGCAGACTCGATGTCTTCGGCGGCACGAAGCGGTTCCCTTTGAGCGGGCAAATGTCGCAGCGCGCTCCGACCTTTCTTGGGTCGTAATCGCTTTGATCGCGAACGAGTGGAAGTGCGATCGCGGCCGTCATTCTTCTTCGTCGACACCGACGCCCACGTCATCTTCGAACCCTCGACATCTGCCGCACGCGCAGCCGTCCTCGGTATGCCTCCCGCGCGTGCAGCCGCAACGGTCGCAGACGTCGCCGCTCGACGACTCTTCACGCTCCTGCCCGAGGACGACCAGGCTATCGTCTTCGAGCAGCGATCGTCTGCGCTTCGGCCCCATTCGCTCTCCCTTAGCGTTTGCGGCCGTTGGTCTTGGCTACCGGTTTCTTCGCGCTGCGGGCAGGAACGCGTTCCGACTCGGGCGCTTCGTCACCGTCCCCGTCATCGTCGTCGTTGCGCGCTGCCTTGAGCGTACCCTTCGGATCCCGGAACCGGATCTCCGTGACTTCCTCGCCGGTGTCCTTGCGCGTCGTGACGATAGTCCACACCTTGAGCTTCTTACCTTCGAGCTCTCGGACCAACGGCTCGAGGTCGTCCCGATCCTCGATGACCTTCGGGATGACGTCGAGGTCGATGTCGCACGCCTCGCAAATCTCCCGAATGCGGAGCTTGCCCATACGCTCGCCGCGTGGGGTCTTGCTACCGAACACGAGAAACACGGTGAGCTCGGTGCCGAGCGCCTTCTGGAAGGCATCACCGTCCTCGTCCGTCTTGTCGAGACGTACCGGGACGATGATCATGGGGAACGAGTCCTCCTTGGTCGGTTGGACCTTGCACTTGCCGCGTGGGATCGACGCGCTCCACTCCCCAGCGGGAGCGTCGGGCGCGATCTCGTTGACGTCGAACTCGACGCGCTTGAATTCCATTTTCTTGCTGCTCTGCGTTGCGGTTGAATTACCGGCCATGTGGCCTCTCTTTCTTTTCTGTTGATTCGAGCAGGTCGAAGCGTTCGACCTGAACGGCTTTTTAGCGACGAGAACTTGTCTTCGATGAAGACGAGGAGGATCGACTGCTCTTGCGGAGTTCGTCGTGGAGGAGCCCGACGTCGGCTTCGATCTCGCGGGTCCCGTCGACACCGGCGCAACTTGGGCCATAGACGCCGACGGGATTGATGAAAAAGCTCCGCTTAGATTGGTCCTTCGAAGCCGGAGCCATGAAGACGACATCCCCGAACATGGATGGGATCTCTTTCCGGGCCGCTCCGGCGAAGAGGGGCGCGACGCCCTCTCCCGTCTTTTCCGTCTGCCCGTCGATGAGCCCGCCGCCGGTTTCGATGTAGTGACAGACGCAGTAGACGTGCGCTTTGAAATCGAAGCAGCGGATGAGAATGTTCACCAACCGCTTGCGATACTCGCGCCAGAAGCGTCGGCCGTCAGCTTCACCTTTCGCGTTCCGCGTCTGGTCTTCGAGCGCTACCTCAAGCCATGAAGCGTAGAGGTTGTAATCGTCGAGGGCGATCCATTTGTACGCACCCTCTTTAGCCCCGCGACGCGCTTCCTTGATCGCGTCTTCCATTTGGGCCTCGTCGCGAATGAGATCCCACTTGAACTTGTCGTTGCGGCGCGCGGCATCGAGGAGCCCCGTCTTCTTGCCGCAGTTGATGACGTACCCGGGGCCAAACGCGGCGGCGGCACTCGAAACTATCGAGGTGCTCTTCCCGATGTGCGGTTGGCCTAGTATCAGGACACGATCGTACGACTCGCGCTCCAGCGCGGACGCTTCCTGCGGCATGGTTGTCTGAACTCCCGGTTGGTGTTTCCGCTGCCCGCCGTCACCTTCGAGCGGTGACTCTTCGACGTTGGGTGTGGAAATACCTGTCTACCGGACTGCACGCGGATGCGCAACAGAAAAGATCAAAAAAAGAAAACCGCAGCCCCCGTCGAAAAGGGCTGCGGTTGGGAGAGACGAGGGGCCGCGGGAGGGGCCCAGCTCTCAGGACGAGAATCTAGCAATACTCAACCCGCTTGTCGAGCAGGGCAAGAAAACGCGAAAACAGTCTCCGAGGGCTACTTCTCGCCTACCAATCGTTCGCGCTTCGCCTCACGGATGGCACCCTTCTTCCGGAGCCGGGCAAGCTCCCGCTCTCCCGCGACTTTGCCGAGCGCTTCGAGCACGCTTTTTTTCGAGAGGGTCTCGTACGAGTCGGTGTGTATCGCGAGCACCTTGCCCTCGCGGGTCTCGATGACAGCCCCGGCCTTGACGAGCCTTTTGATCTCCGCCGAGCCGGCCTCCTCGAGCTTGCGGAACTTCCTGAGAAGCTCGTACAGCACCGACGCGCGCTCCTCGACCGGGAGGGTCAAGGCCCCTGCCGGTACGAGCGGCCCGACGATGGGCTCGACGGCTAGCTTGTTTGCGCTCGCCACGAGGGCCGACGTACTCTCGGCGAGCAGGTCGGCTGCTTGCGCCGGGCAGGTGAGTCGCGTCGGGCAACGCGTGCAATGCGGACCCGGGCGAAGGAAACCTTGTCCAATTCGGCCGAGAGCCGCGTGGAGTTCTACGGTATGAGCGGACTGCACCACCGGCTCGTACGGCTCCGAATAGATCATCGGAAGACCTCGGCGATCAGCGTGGAAGATACCGACCTCGATAGCCGGCATGTAGCCGCGCACGTCGTTGTTTCCGCCGCCGACCAATCCGAGGGTGCGCATTTGCGGGATTGATGAGGGGCGAGCGAATCCGTCGCTTTCCCCGCTTCCTGTCTTGTGATCAACCACTACTGCTCGTGTTTTGTTGGCGTTCACAGCGACCAGATCGACGGTGCCCGGCAGTTCACCGGGATCGACGGTGTAGTGGTGCTCATCGTCGTGCGGGAGGATGACGCGCGCTTGCCAGAAACCATCTTCGCGTGGCCTGACCCCGTACGCCTCCTCGACCTCGGCGACTTCGAGACTTTCCCGCTTGAGCCAGTTCCGGAGCACCCCCACGGAGCTCTTCACGTGCCCTGCAAGCTCGTCTGCTGCCCTCCTGACGTCGTAGGCCGCTGCCGCCCGGTCGACCTCCTTCGGATAGCGGTCGGCGCGTTCTAGTGGCTTCCCAGCGGGGGCACGGAGGCACGCGGCGATGACCTGGTGGAAGGCCGATCCGTAACGGGCGGGCTCTCCAGGGTCGTCTCGGTCAGCTTCGAGCCCAGGGTCGAAGGGGCGGGGGCAAGCGAGCAGCAGCGCGGTGCGGGATGCGGACGGTTGAAGGCCCATTTCAGGCTCCTTTCGACGGTTTCGGAGACAGGCGGTGGGTCAGGAGGCGGATGTGGCAGTGGGGCTGGTTGGCGGCCGTTGGCGGCAAATTTGCAAAAACACCGAGAAAAAGGCACTCCCTCCAACTACTCCGACCGAAAAACGGGTTTCGTGATCCCCCATAGGATCTACCCCCTTCACGATCCCCTCCTCCTACTTATAGAACTACTATTTACGTTGGAGGGTTGGAGGTTA